CGTAACACTGACGGTACCAGTAAGAAGATCGATGTGATCCTCGGTGGTATGGAAACCATTGGTAGTGCAGAACGTTCTACTGATAAGGAACAGATGCGTGATACATTCTATACTATATCAGATGGACAGTATGCTCAACTTATTATTGACTTGTTCGGTAGAAGTAGAGTAGAAGCAGAACTTGAAAAGTTCTTGTCATTTGACTTCTTCCCTAGATCTGGAGGAGGAATCGGTATTACTCGTCTAATATCAGCCCTTGAATAGGGCTTCAATGTAAGGTGACGAAACTGGTAAACGTGGCAGGTTGTTTCCCTGCTGTTCTGCTTGCGGGACTTGGTGGTTCGACTCCACCCCTTACAGTTTAAAAGAATATTTATAAATAAATGGTAATCTAACTTTACATTATGCAGACTCTTTTAATTTTTATGAGTTTCCTGAACTTTATGTTCTATCCTTTAGTAGTAGCAACTATTGTTGCGGTTATTATTGAACAGATCGTAAGGAGATTGGCAACATCAGAACCAATGACTTATGATGATGAGAGGATGATTAATCGTGTTATGGGAATAAGAAAATTTATGTGGAGACAAGCATGGATTGTTAATATCTTATGGTTTGTAGGATACATAATTGTTATGATCATGGTTAGAGGACAAGCACAACCTCAAATGCCAGATATGATTTGGGAAGGATAACTATGATGCAATTCAGAGAACAAGAAATTGATCGCCTAATATGGGCATGTCAATATCGTAAGGAGCATGTAGACTTTGAAAAGAAGGGTGCTCAATATTGGTACGATACTTATCATAAACTTCAGCATAAGTTAGAATCGTATAGAGAAGAAATAGATTGCCCTGATTGTAAGTATGTAACATGTGATATACATGAGTAGATATAAAGATGCTGGTGTTGATATAGAAGCAGGTAATGCTTTTGTAGAAAGACTAATGAAGAAAGCACCTGCTATTGGTGGCTTTGGTGGAATGTTTAGAGTGCCATCAGGATATGAGAAACCTGTATTGGTATCAGGTACTGATGGTGTAGGTACAAAGGTTAATATGTGTAAGGTGTTCAATCAATGGGATACCATAGGTATTGATCTTGTAGCAATGTGTGTCAATGATGTGATCACATGTGGTGCGAAACCATTATACTTCCTTGATTATATTTCAACTGGTAAGATATCACCTATCGTAGATCAAATCATGGAAGGTGTACTTAAAGGATGTGAGATAGCAGGTATAGAACTTATTGGTGGTGAGACTGCTGAACACCCTAGACATGCACCACCACCAGCATACGGTGATGATATTGATCTTGCTGGATTTTGTACTGGTATCGTAGAAGAGAATGAGATTATAGATGGTAGTCTTATTAAACCAGGTGATAAAATTATTGGATTTCCTAGTAGTGGTGTCCATAGTAATGGGTATAGTCTTATTAATGATATGCTATGGAGACATAAGATATCATATAAGGATACACCAGAACTGATCACGCCAACTACAATTTACACTCCTTTAATTCAGAAGTTAATTGATGAAGTTCCTATTCTTGGTATGGCACATATAACTGGTGGAGGTATTCCAGAGAATCTTCCAAGGTGTTTACCAAAAGGATTGGATGTACATATAGATTATAATTCATGGCCTATGCCAGAGATCTTTAATAAGATTCAACTTGCAGGTGAGATTCCTCCAGAGGATATGAAGACCACTTTTAATTGTGGCATAGGATTTTGTATAATAGTACCACCTGATACTATAATAGATAGTGATATAGAATCATGGGAGATTGGACATGTCAAAGCAATCAATTAGATTTCGTATACGACAAGATGGTAAAGTTGAAGAAAGAGTGGAAGGTGTCGCAGGAGATACTTGCGAATCTTTAACTAAAGATCTTGAAAAGAAACTAGGAGATCTTGAATCACGTATACACACTTCAGATTATTACTTAAAAGCACCTAATAAAAATGTCACACTTCAGCACAATCAAAACCAAGCTCAAGGATCGTAAGGCATTACTTCATGCTTTGATGCTTTTAGGACATGGTGTAGATGTTGATCAAACACTAAAGAATCCTGTAGGACATGATCATGAAGAACTTACTGTAAATATTACTGCTGGTAAGAATATTGGATTCCGTTGGAATGAAATTACAAAATCATATGAATTAGTAACTGATCTTCAGACATGGGATGAACCTGTTCCAGTAGAAAGATTTTTAGATAAGTTAACTCAAGAGTATGCTATATGGACTGTCACTATGGCTGCTGAAGAAAAAGGATATGAAGTAGAAGAACAAAAGGTGAATACCGATGGTTCTGTGGAACTGTTAGTCACTCGTTGGACCTAAATACTTAAAAGAGATTTGTTATAATGGCAAACTGGTTCAACGATCAACTAACAAATAAAAACTTTCTGTCTCCAATAGGATTTCTTTTCATATTGGATAAAGCAAAGAAGACTTCTTTTTTATGTCAGAAAGCAGAGATACCTGCATTAACTTTAGGTAATGTTGAAATACCTACAAGAGGTATGGTACCAATTCCCGTAGAAGGTAATATACGTTACGGTGATTTTGTTATTGAATTTATTGTTGATGAAGATCTACGAAATTATATGGAACTTCATAACTGGATACGTGCTTTAGGTACACCTCAAGATATGCAAGAAAGAAGAGATTGGGTTGATACGTATGCAAAGAGTTATGCAGCTAATGATCCAAGATTCTCTGACGCTACATTACAAGTTTTAAATAATAATAATGTTGCGAACTTTGATGTTGTATTTAAATCAATGTTCCCAACAGATTTAACTACACTATCATTTGATGTTACACAGACAGATAATAATTTTTTAACAGCATCAGCAACATTCAAGTACCTCTTGTATGAAGTAAGGAATAAGAACAGTCAGACCAGACGTTGACAAATCAAAAAAATTATGGTATAATACCTTGGACTATACATATTGTGGTATAGGAGGACGCATCAGTGCCATTACGTAAAGGGGATAATAGACCCCGTAAAAAGAAACCGATCACCGAATGGGATGATTCCAATTGGAGAGAGGAACAAAAGGCTTACACTACTAGTAAGTATGAACTAGAACTATTGGAAAATGGTCCTAAAAGTCTTGCTCAATCATGGATGATGAATGCATTGAGACAGAAGTGGATGAAAAGAAATGGATATGGTTATCCAGATCCACCTGATGTATCATCATCAATGAAAGAATTTTTTGAAAAAACTAAAGACCAAGGTATATGATATTCTGGATTGGATTCACCCTCATGTTTTTTAATGAAGGGTTTGTTATGATGCGACATGTATCACCCTACTTTGCTAAACTTAGAGATAAGGTTATGAACAAGTTGGGTGATAAGTGGTGGTGGAGAGTACATGGTACATTAGATTGGTTATGGATATCATTAGTAACTTGTGGACTAATAGTTAATTCTAGTAGAGTGTTACATATAATGGTGCTATTAACCTTCTGGACACTTGCTTGGTTAATATTCTATTTGCCAAGATGGATTAGAAAATAATGAATCTAGAAACACTACAGGATAAATGGAAAGAAGATAGTGTTATTGATCCTGATAAGTACGGTGAAGAATCTGTAAGGATTCCTCAACTCCATATGCGTTATATGGAATTTTATAATACATTTTCTTTAATGAAGAAAGATAGGGAGTCTGAAATGAAGGCTCTTGTTAGAGATAAATGGATATACTATAAAGGAAAGGCACCCTCTACAGTGTATAGAGAGATGCCTTTTGATTTAAAACTTACAACCACCGATGAAATTAAAATGTTTATTGGTGCTGATGATGACATCAGAAAACTTCAGTACAAGATTGACTATATAGAACAAACAATCTTTTTCCTTGATGGTGTTTTGCGACAGATAAACAGTCGTAACTATCAAATTAAAAACGCTATTGAGTGGGAGAGATTTCAATCTGGTATGTAAATGATGGACTTGACGATCAGGAAAAAGAACGAAGTCTATCTAAAAGTAGAAGCAGAACCCCATCTCCATAAAGAAGCAGCAGAATTTTTTTCTTTTGAGGTTGAGTCTGCAAAGTATATGCAGAGGAAGAGTAGATATAGAGGATGGGATGGTAAAGTACATTTATATTCTCCAGCAACAGGAGAAATATATTGTGGTCTTGTAAATTATCTTACTGATTGGGCCAAGAGAAGAGGTTATCAATATCAATTTGAAGAACATGAAACGTTTGGACATCCTGAAGAACAGAATGAATTAATTACTCCAGAAGGTGTGGTGGGTTTTGTAAAAGGTCTACGCTTACCTGTGAACGTTCGGGATTACCAATACCGAGCAGTATATGAATGCCTGAAATACAACAGGCGACTCCTGCTGTCCCCAACAGCAAGCGGTAAGTCATTGATGATTTATTCATTAGTTAGATATCATGTAAATTTAAATAGAAAAATTTTAATTGTTGTTCCTACTACTTCTCTTGTTGAGCAGATGTATAAAGACTTTGAAGAATATGGTTGGATGCCATCCAAACACTGCCACAAGATATACTCTGGGGAACAAAAAAATACTGGAGCTGATTGCGTAATTACCACTTGGCAATCTGTTTATAAGCAACCTCGCAAGTGGTTTGAACGGTTTGATGTTGTCATCGGTGACGAGGCTCACCTTTTCAAAGCCAAATCTCTGACTACGCTTATGCATAAGTTGCATGGTTGTAAGTATCGCTATGGTTTTACTGGAACATTAGATGGTGCTAACGTTAATCAGTTAGTGTTAGAAGGTGTATTTGGTAGATGTTCTAAAGTTACCAAGACACATGAACTAATGGAACAAGGTCATGTTGCTAAATTGAAAGTAAAGATAATAGTATTAAAACATCAAGAACAGATCTTTGATGGTTATCAAGATGAGATGGACTATCTTTGTGAGCATGAACCTAGAAATAAATTCATTCGTAATTTAGCATGTGATCTAAAAGGTAACACTCTTGTCCTTTTTAACTATGTAGAGAGGCACGGTATGCCTTTGTATGAGATGATAAATAGTCATACCGACAAACCAGTACACTTTGTTTATGGTGGTGTGGATGTCGATGATAGAGAACATATACGGAGTTTAGTTGAAAATGAAAATGACTCGATTATTGTTGCCAGTTATGGCACTTTCAGTACTGGGATTAACATTAGGCGGTTGCACAACGTCATCTTCGCCAGTCCCTCCAAGTCCAGAATCAGAAATCTCCAATCTATTGGAAGAGTTCTCCGTAAAGGACGGGACAAAGTAAAGGCAACGCTATATGATATAGCTGACGATATTAGTAGAGACAATGGAAAGAATTATACTCTTCTCCATCTCTTTGAGAGATTAAAAATATACCAAGAAGAAAAATTTAACTATGAAATTATAGAGATTAAAGTCAAGGATTATGGCAATTAATTACGCAAAACATGAAGAAGAATTTCACGGGATATTTAAATTGTCCAATGGTGAAGAGGTTCTCGCTAAAGCCGTTTTAACAGATGACAATGGTGAGACATTAGTTTTTATGCAAGATCCAATTATGGTTCAAGTTATTGAAAAAGTAGTTGGTGAAGGAAAGATGATGCGTGGTATGGGATTCCATAAATGGATGCAATTATCTGATGAAGAATTTTTTATTATTCGTGAGAAAGATGTTATTAGTGTTGCGTCTATGAGTAAAGAAGTAATATTAATGTATGAAACTTTCCTTACTCAAGATCAAGAAGGTGATGATGAAAGGATAAATCGCCACCGTCGTCGCAAATCAAAAATTCAAGAAGCAACTGGATACCTTGGAAAGGTAGAAGAAGCAAGAAAACTATTTGAAAAAATATTTAATACTTAGTATGTCCCTGAACCCTTGACATGGTTAGTCTACAGTCAATTGACAAAGTTGTCAAGCTTTGATAGAATATAAACATCCGAAGGGGGATATTAAATGAAAAAGATTGCTCCAAAAAAGAAACAACATTATGTTAATAATGCTGACTTTCTTGCTGCTATTGTAAAGTATAAAGAGAAAGTCGAGATCGCTAAAGAGCAAGGACTCCCAAAGCCTCGTGTAAATAATTATATTGGTGGATGCTTTTTAAAGATTGCAACACACTTATCTTATAGACCAAACTTTATCAATTACATGTATAAAGATGATATGGTCTGTGATGGAATAGAAAATTGTATACAATACATAGATAACTTTGATCCAGCGAAGAGTAAGAATCCATTTGCATATTTTACTCAAATAGTGTACTATGCATTTCTACGTCGTATTGCTAAAGAAAAACGTCAAATGGATATCAAGGATAAGATCCTAGAGAAATCTGGATATGATCATGTATTTTCTACTGATGGTCATGATGGTGACTATGCAGGTATTAAGAATCGTGTTGAGATGAATTCCAAACGATGAAGGTATTATTGATTACGGATCAACACTTTGGTGTTCGCAATGATAATAAGCATTTTATTGAGAAGTATAGAAAATTTTATTCAAAGATTGTTATACCTTTTTTAAAAGCATCTGGTATTAAAACTATTTTATGTCTTGGTGATACTTTTGACAGACGTAAGTATGTTAATTTTATGTCTCTTGATGCTGCAAGAGAAATGTGGTTTGATCCAATAAATGAATTAGGATGTCACATGACTACACTGATTGGTAATCATGACATCTATTACAAAAATACATTAAGGATCAATGCACTTAACGAATTACTGGGGGAGTACGATAACATCGATATCATTGATGAACCTACTACCCGTAATTTTGGTGGTACTGATCTTTTACTTCTTCCTTGGATATGTGATGAGAACAGCGACAGAACCTTACGAAGCATCACAGAAAGTACTGCACCTGTCTGTATGGGCCATCTTGAGCTTAACGGCTTTGAGGCTCATCCTGGTCATGTAATGGATCGTGGTATGGATGCTGCCATATTTAAAAAGTTTAAAAAAGTATTCACAGGACATTATCATTCCAAATCGAACAAGGGTAATATATACTATCTTGGTAATCCCTATCAGTTATATTGGAATGACTATGGATCCAGAAGAGGATTCCATGTATTTGATACAGAAACTTTGAAGACAACATTTTATAGAAATCCCTTTGACACTTTCCATAAGTTGTACTATAATAATGGTGTTGCTATTCCTGATGAAAAAGAACTTAATGGATCCTATGTTAAACTTATAGTAGAAGACAAAGGTGATTATGTAAAGTTTGATTATGCAGTTACACAACTTCAAAGTTTAGGTGTAGCAGATCTTAAGATTATTGAAAATCTAAGTGTTGAATTAGAAGATGGTGATTCGGTTATAGAGACCGAAGATACTATGACTCTGTTAGATAACTACATAGATGAGATAGATCTTAAGGTTAATAAGAGCAGTGTTAAAGGTATTATGCGATCTTTATACATGGAAGCATCGGAGCTATGATGTTTATTCTTACTGAAAAACGCACTGGTGGTGTTTACGCTGTAAAGAATAAACAGGATATTAGGACTGTTCATATGTTTGAACAGGAAGATGATGCTGAAAGGTATAGAGATCTTTTAATAGCTGAAGACTCTCCACCATTAGAACTAATGGAAATTGATGTTGAATCTGTTGCTATCAATTGCGACAAGTTCGGATATTCATATTCTATTGTACAAAAAGGCGATTTGGTTATTCCTCCTAAAAAATAATGATTGTATTTGAGAGTATTCGTTGGAAGAATTTTCTTTCAACAGGTGATCAGTGGACTGAAATACAATTGGATGATTCTTCTGCAACGTTGATTGTAGGATCTAATGGTGCAGGTAAAAGTACAATGTTGGATGCTTTGTGCTTTGCTCTATTCAATAAACCATTTCGTAAAATTAATCGAGGGCAACTCGTTAATAGTATAAATGAAAAAGGACTTAAAGTCGAAGTCTGTTTTACCATAGGAAAGGATGATTATCGTGTATTCAGAGGAATCAAACCCAATACATTTGAGGTTTACAAAAACAATAAGATGGTTGACCAAGATGCTGCCGTTAAAGATACGCAGAAATATCTGGAACAATCAGTACTCAAGCTTAACTACAAGTCCTTTACACAAGTTGTCATCCTCGGATCATCCACTTTTGTCCCATTCATGCAGCTCGGAGCAAGTGTCAGGAGAGAAGTTATCGAAGATCTACTCGACATCCAGATCTTCTCGAACATGAATACACTCCTGAAGGAGCGTATTAAGGCAACTAATAATCAAATGAGTAACTGTAAACATCTTTTGAGTATTGCTGAAGAGAGAGTACAGGCACAACAAAAATTAATTGATTCTTTAAAAGAGGTTAATGAATCAAGACAAAAGGAAAAAGAAGATAAGTTTAATTTCAATATTAAATTGGTAAATGATAAGGAAAGATCAAGGCTTGAAAAGAAAGATGAATTGAAAGAACTAGAAGATCAGGTTATTGGACTAGATGAATATAAAAAGTGTTTGAATGATCTACGTACAGAGCAAGCAGAAAGTAAAGCAGAATTAAAACGTCTTACAAAAGAAGTAAAGTTTTTTGAGTCTAATGATGTGTGTCCTACTTGTACACAGGATATTAAGAAGACATTTAAAAAGACTAGAGTGTCTAGTTTAACTAAAGATGGTATTAAATTAACTAAAGCAACTAAAGAATCTGAAGAAAATATTAAGCAGGTATTAGAAGTTATTGATAAAGTCGAAACAATTTCTTCACAATTGTATGAACTTCGTACTGATATTTCTACTTCAGAGAGGGAAGTTGTTCGTCTTGAATTAGAAAATGTAGAATTGAAACGAGAGATCCTTGAGTTACAACAGAAGACCCCTAATATTGATAAGGAAAATTCAAGACTAACTGCTTTAGTACAAGATTTTGATGTAATAAAAACTGATTGTGGAGAAGTATCTAAAACTTCTGATGAATACCAAGTAGTTTCAAAACTATTAAGAGATTCTGGTATTAAACGTCAGATAATTAAAAAGTATGTTCCGATATTTAATAACCTCATCAATAAATATCTGCATAATATGGACACGTTCTTCAACTTCACTCTTGATGAAGAATTTAATGAGGTAATTAAAAGTAGGTTCAGAGATGAATTTACTTATTCTTCTTTCTCTGAAGGGGAAAAGCAAAAGATTGATTTAGCACTTCTCTTTACATGGAGAGAGGTAGCACGTATGAAGAACTCTGCTGCTACTAATCTTCTTATACTTGATGAAGTATTTGATAGTTCTCTTGATGCTTCTGCTACTGCTGAACTTCTTAATATTTTACGTGGTCTTGAGAAGGGAAATAACCTCTTTGTTATTTCTCATAAAGGTGATATACTAATAGAGAAATTTCCAAAGGTTATTAGATTTGAAAAAATTAATGATTTTTCTAAATTGTTGACTGATGAATAAAGTATGGAGGGTTTGGAAGTATGCCTTGGGAAGTTTCGAGGATCATAAAACTGCAGAGTATGATAATGCAGTATGTATTATTAGGAGTTTTATCTTTGTTAGTTACCTTGTCACTAATTGTTTTATTACTGCTGGTGTGATTCGACACTGGGACAGTTCAGAAACTGTCCATCCTGTGTCCTCATCCATTGAAGAACTGCTATAATAAGTACATAACAGGAGGATTATGAACGTTAACACCGAAGTTAAAGGAACTCTAGCCAGACTACTGGCAACAGAAAATCTTACAGTGGAACACCGTAAAGTAAGTACTGCTTCGTTTGATGTTAATAATCGTGTATTGATACTACCAATTTGGAAGACTGCCTCTAGTACAGTGTATGATCTGTTAGTAGGTCATGAGGTTGGACATGCTTTATATACTCCTAACATTCCAGTAGATGCTCCTAAAGCATTTGTGAATGTTATAGAGGATGTTCGTATTGAACGTATGATGAAGCAAACATATCCTGGTCTTAAGAAATCATTCTTTGAAGGTTATAGAGAATTGTGGCATCAAGATTTCTTTGGTGTTGCTGATGAGGATGTATCACAACTATCATTTATTGATCGTATCAATTTATATTTTAAAGGTTGTAATGATATAGAATTCAATCCAGATGAGCAAGTATGGGTAGATCGTGTAGCAACTACTAGAAATTTCCAAGATGTAATTGATCTTGCTAATGAACTATATGGATATGCGAAATCACAAGAGGAGTCTAAAGAATCAATCAAACCAGAACAGATAGATGTAGATGTAGATCTTGATGGTCCTACAGATAGTGATGAACAAGACGAAGTAACTCCAGATGAGGGTGAAGATGGTGAGAAGATTCCACAGGAAGATTATGAATATGATCAAGGTCAAGGTAGTCCAGAAAGAGATCCAGCAGATTTGAATACCCCAAGTTATTCTACTAGTGGTGGACAAGATGTAGATGAAACTGAATCTGTAACTGAAGAAGCATTAAGACAAGCAATCGAAACTTTAGTTGATGAAGATGCACAAGAGTGGGTTTATCTTGATCTTCCTAAAGTAGATCTGGATAAAATTGTTACTGGTCATAAAGAAATTCAAGAAGATTTCTTATATCATTTTGAAGGTCAGGCATATGAAGATGAAAGAACACATGATTATTATAGAGGTAAATTATTTGAGACATATCGAGATTATCAAGATTATAAAAAAGATGCACAGAAGTCAGTTAACTATCTTGTAAAACAATTCGAGATGAAGAAGTCTGCTGATCAGTATAAGAGAGCAGCAGTATCTAAAACTGGTGTTATTAATACTAATGCACTTCACAAGTATAAGATTAGTGATGATATTTTTAAAAGAATAACTACTGTTCCTGATGGTAAGAATCATGGATTAATTATGTTCCTTGATTGGTCTGGTTCTATGCAATATAATTTACTAGATACCCTTAAGCAGACTTATAATCTAGTATGGTTCTGTAGGAAAGCAGGTATTCCGTTTAGAGTATATGCATTCCAGAATGGTTGGGGCAATCATCCATCTCATCCAGGAGTTACACCAAAGAAAAATACTTTAACTTTATGTCAAGATTTTAAATTACTTGAATTCTTTTCATCAAAACAGAATGCCAAGTCTTTAGATCTTTCTATGAAACTTGTTTACACTCAAGCATCTTCTATGCTAGTGCATGGTGTTCCTTACTTTAACAAGTATAGTCTAGGTGGTACTCCTCTTGGAGAAGCAATTATGTGTGCAAGACAACTTGTTGCTAGGTTAAAGAAGGTAGAGAATGTCACGAAAGTAAATGTAATTTCTCTTACTGATGGTGAAGCAAATCCTTTACAATACACTAGAGAACGTGGTGAAGATTATTATACTCACAGAGAAGTTGAAGATAACTTATGGACTGCTAGTATGAACTATAGTAGAAAGAAGTATATCGTACGTGATACTGTAACTGGATACACTCGTGAGTTTAATCCTAGTCCATACTTAACAACAAAAGAGATTGTTAGTTTCTATAGAGAGATCACTGATTATAATTGGATAGGTATTCGTATCTGTTCCAAGAGTGAATTCAATAGAACTATGAGACAGTTATCTTTTGAAGAGGCAGATAGAGTTGATACTCAATGGAAGAGAAAGAAGTTTGCTTCAGTTAAAAATTCTTTAGGATTCTCTGAATCTTTCTATATTCCTGATAAAGGAATTGGTGATTCTACTGATGATCTTGAAGTAAAACAGAAAGGTGAAGTCGCTACGAGAGCAGAATTATCACGTGCTTTTAAAAAGCATATGGGTTCTAAAACAACTAATAAAACTGTTCTTAACGCATTTATTGAGCAGATAGCTTGACAAGGGTTATGAGTAGCTATATAATTGGAGTGTATCCACTTTAATACAAAAATCTATTTAATATGAGTTATGAGCCAAAATCAAAGAGTTATGAGCCAAGTTGAATCTCTTCAACAAAAAGATTATGCGTGGGCATTAATCAAAAAAGATCCAGAACGCTTGTACCAACTGACTTGTAGTCTTGCTGACAAGGTGGGTGGAATGGAAGCCATGGAACGAGACCTAAAGGACGATACTAAAAGCCAGAAATTCAGAGGCATCAAGGATGTCTTCAATGAAGAATGCTGGTCTGGTCCTACAGGTGGTAGAACACACCTTGAGTTTCAAACAAAGTTTGAAAAGGGATTCAGTCGTTTCTTGAACAGTGCAAAGAAGCGTAAAGGAACAGGTAGATTCTACAATACCTATTCTGGATTCAAGCAGATGTTCCAGAAATGGAAGAGAGAAAATACTAATCAAGTACCTACAGAAGACTTCAGTGGATTAGAATCACTCTTCGCTGCAAACGAAATACCAGGTTCTGCATCTTATGTTGAACTTCTTATGGCAAGAGCAAAGGGTGCTTCATTCACACTTCCAGATGGGACTGAAATAAAACTTTCTCTTTAATGTTAGTAGACGATATTGCTAGTATCATTCGTCATTCTGCAGAGTCTTTACCTAAAGTAGAGGTTCTGCAGAATGATTTTGCTGTTGTGGAACATAATGAAGTTCACATTGTTAATGAGATGTGGCAATGTCCAGGTTTACGTAAGGTACATTTAGAAGTTGCAAAGACAAAACACTTGGATGTATTGCACTGTGTATACTTTCCTGATCCTAGATATAATCTTCCTATATTTGGTGCAGATATTATTGCTACTCCAACTGTAGTTACTGCAGCAATTGCTGATATATCTCCTGTTA